ATGGCTGGAACATCCGAAACGGAATCGGGAATGCCGAACGGATACAGTCTGCGGAGTATCGCGTCTTCCGCATCAGCAAGGAACACGCCGATCATAGACGGCGTAAACCGCTCGTCATTTTGCAGCAATGCTCTAACGTATGCTATTTTGTCGGTCTTGCTCATTGCCATGCAGATGCACTCCTTTACTTCTTCGCTTTGCCGCGTTTCTTCGGCTTGTCGGCAGCGGACTTACTCGGAGCGGTCTGTTCGGTAGGGACGGTTTGTTCCGTCCCCACCGTTTCATTCCGTTCGGGCCGTTCGATAAGGTCGCATTCACGGCCTATCGTAATGCTGCCATCAGGATTGTGACGAACCATTCGATCTGTTACGCTTCGGCGTGGAGGTAGATGCCCTTCGCCTTCTGCGGCAGAACGAACGCGTCATGATAGATGCGGTAGTTCAGTCTCCACGCATCGGCTTCGATGTTCTGCTCCGGGCTGAAGAGTCGCGGCACAACGTGCTTGACAACCTGCATGACAGCGGACGGATGAACGATCATGAAGTTGATCGCGTTGCCGGACGCGGTGAAGCCGCCGGCACCGTTCGAGGCCGTCGGGGCGTTGATCGTCACAGCCGTGTTGAACCGGCCCTGAGGCACGGTAACGAGGCGCATACTATCGAAGTACTCGACTTCATAGGAAACGTTCGCTTCGGAGTTGATGATCCGACGCTCGATGTTGCCCTTCAGGCCGTTCTTGGCTTTCGGGCTGATGAACAGGATACGACCATCTTCAGGAACTTCGTTGTCATCCATCGACGCTTCGGCAGCAGAGATGAGAGCCTTAACATCGGTGGTGCCGACCGTGATGGAGCCGGTGGTGCCGTCAATGCCGGTCGCGCTCGCGTACTTAGCGAAACGATAAGCATCGAGTTCGGGGACGATGTGCAGACGCTCGACTTCGCCAAGCAGGTTGCCGACGATCTGACCGAGAGTCTCATCGTTGTCCATGACATCGATCTGATAGGAACGACCGCGATCCTGAGTGATCTGGAACGGTTCCCATGCGCCGTTCGTATCGCCCGGAACGAAGCCGGAGTTACGGCTGTAGTTCGCAAGACCCATTTCGGTCAGGACGAGCATCTTAACGGTGTCAGCACCAATCCAACGAACGCGGTCATTCGCGGTATCGAGGATGGCAGTCTTAGAAGCCGCCTTATAAACTTCATCGAGCAGCGGCAGATACTTCTGCGCCAGAGCAATCTGGTTCGTGACAGGGGCTACAACTGTAGTTGCCATAGTGTTTTCTTCCTTTCGGTTTTTATGATTTGGATTGTTTTATGCCAGTCCGATGTACCTGCGGAACTTATCCATTTCCGCTTTTTCCGCATCCGAACCGCTCGGAGGAGTTCCGACCGAAAGGCCCGGCTGCTTGTTGATCGCCTCGGACAAGAGCGTTTGTTTTTGCTTGTCGAGGAACGATTTTTGTGTGGCAAAGAAATCGTCCGGCACCCCTTCAGGTAATGCTTTCGCAAGTGCTTCGGCGGTTTCGGCATCATATCCGGCTGCCATGTAGTTTGCTTTGTACGAAGACAAGCGTTCGCGAGTGCGGTATGCGGCCAGTTCTTCTTGCAGTTTCTTTTCGGCTTCTTGTCGGTCTGCTTCTGCACGTTCCGCTTCGGTCTGTTTTTCCCGGAGCAATCTTTTGTACTCTGCTGCCTCGCCGTTCGCCTTGGACAGGGCCGTCTTCAGCTTGGTAGCCTCGGTGTTGTCCGGTGCCGGCTGTTCAAATTCATAGCCGAGCAACGCGTTCAGTTTGTCCTCTGCGCTCATCTCGTCAAAACCGGAGATTTTGCTGGTATCAATCTTTGCCATATTCAGTTCCTTTCGCGTTTTATAGACTTCCCTGTCTGTTGATTTCCGTTTTTTTTACGTGCTTGTCTGCACATTACGATTTTCGTCTTTCCTGACGTTTTATACCACGTTGGCATATTTCCAACGGTATCCACGGCAATGTCTGCCAGTCTTGCACGCGCTTTGAATAGCTTTAAAACTAATTCCAAGTTTCCTGTCGGCTTCGTGTAAACTTTCAAAGCGTTCCAACTCGTTCCACTCGGAGTCGCACATGATGACTTCCTTCTTATGGAGTTCTTTTGTGTTTATCCGTTCTATTTCTTCGTGAGAAAGTTCTTCCCCGTGATACTTCCAAATAAATCCAAAGTACGATTTTTTCTTTCCCTTGCAACACGATATGATTGTCGCGTTCGTGCTTTTCCCGATGCTTCTCGCCGCATCCATTGCAGAATTAAACGTTTTTATAAAATTGCCTTGTTTGTCGTATTGATCGATCTTTATGGACAACTTTTCCAATAATTTTTGAGTGTGTTCTTGCGAACGCTTTTTCCCAACGTTTTTCTTGCTTATTTCCCGAAGGTGTTCAACAAGTTTTTCCTTAATTTCCGGATTTTCCCACATTTTAAGTGTTCGATCTCTCATTTGGGATCTCATTTCGTCTGTTGCAACGCGCCCTGACGAACCCTTTCCTCCCTTGTCCATGTTGTACCCATTTCCCGGGTTGAACGTTCCATATTTCTCGATCAGTTCTATTTCTGCACTTTCTGCTTCTTCTTGGCTTAAACCGGAAAGAAGGATCTCATGCTTAATGTTTTTCCAACCGTACTTCTTAACAGCTCTGCCAAACACTTGTGAATCATATCCGTGGCCGGATGCCCATCTCGATTCAGGATCGCGGCCCGTAATTCCTATGTACGCTTTTCCGTTCGGGCAAGTATGCTTATATACGCAATACGCCATATTTAATTACCGCCTTTCGTAATTCGCCTTGAATATATAGGTGGGAAAGCGTTAAGGCCTACGCCTTGTCGGGAGCTACCCTATCCCACCAAATTTTTACCGTCTTGAAAGTTCGATGCGGCAGCGGCAGTTACAATCCATCTCAGGAGTTCCGAAGTCGCCCGGATACCGTGCGCTCTGTCCGTTATACGAATAGAAACGCCTGTCAATCGGTATCGTCATGCCCTCCAAATATGCGTGCGGATCGCGAACACGCAAATCTTCCATCGTTCTCCAAGTCTTGTATATCCGACCACTCGACCGTTCGCCGACATCCTCAATCGCATCGTTATAGACGCGGTGCGAATCGGTATCGAGTACGCGGATCACATCGTCCGCTGTGCCGTCTTCCGAATCGTAGTAGTTCGATACGCGCTGTTCCCAATTCTCTCCGGCAATGTCGCGGTAAACCGAGCCGTTCATGCTGTCCGTGTCAATCGGGACAATTCGGATCGTCTCGGTTTCGGACTGCATTCTCGTTTCGATCTCGGTGCGGTACAGCATATCGTTCGCCGCTTCGTTTCCGTACAGATAGGACAGGATGAGCAGTTCGAGGATCTCGTCCATGCGGTCCTCCTTGACCGCCTTGCGCTGTTCCGGAGTGAGCTGAAAGTCCGCTTTGATCCGTTCGGATACGACCGACAGCTCATCAAACGGCATCAATCTGTCCATTAGACATCACCGCCGGTCGCGTTCTCGCCGTTGTTGTTATCCTGTTCGATGACCTTGGCTTCACCCTGTCCGGTGGTCTGCTGTTCGACTTCATCAACCTTGTCGGGCGACCCCCATATCATCTTCATATACTTCTCCGACATCGTGTAATCACCGACCGGATCGGACGAAATGCCCGACTTGGAGAGTGCCAAAATCGGATGGATGCCGCTTGCCAGCATCGTATTGAGGGCCTGCGCCTTGCTCTGCACGTTCGCCGTTTCGTTCCGGACGAAATGCAGTTCAAAGTCGATCATCGGTTTAACGTTGAGCAGATTCTTCGCACGGAGAATGTCACAAAAAATCTCTTCGAACAGCTTGTCGGATTCCTTGAACAGATCCTCGGTGTTACGTGCGGCACCGGCAGCCTGTTCCCAGCCGTCACGGTAGATGGTCGCAACGCCTGTATCCGAAGTGGACTTGCCGCCCTTGGTTGTGGTCGGCATGGAGCAAATACGCAATGCCTGATCGTACAGGTCATCAACCAGCTTTTGCGTCTGTTCCTGATTGAGTTCCTCGGACAGGATCTTGAAGTCCGCTTTGTTTTCGCCGATGCTCTTTAACGCGATCATGCCGGCTTCGCGGATTTTGTTCGCTGTCACATCGTCCTCAAACTGGCAGTTCACCGCGACCGCGATGGACTGAATGAACTGTTCGATGCCGTCAACGCGGTTCGACTGAATCGTGTTGATTGCATCGAGAAGCCATGTGACTT